GTAGAAAAAATATTACCTGTACTAAAAGAAAGACCTATTCTAAAAGATTTTTTATTATTCTTAACAGGTATATCCTCCGCATTAACACCTGTTGGAAGTGATTTTAAAATAGGAATTCAAATGATCAAATCATTTGCAGAGACTGGAGAAATACCTTTAAGAAATCCTTTCGAATCTTATAATGAAAAATCAGATGCAGTGAAAAAAGGTTTAGCAAAAGTAGGTGATCCTAAAAAATGGAATAGAAACGCACAAAACTTAGAAAAGCAAATTACTTTTGTTAACAACTTTATTAAGGATCAGGGATTAGATGCCTTTATGAAATTTTTATTTGCAAACGTCAATAAGGATGGATCACCAAGAACAAGAAGAGACCTTACTCCTTTAAGAAAAAAATATGCAAATATGGAACCTCTATCGGGAAAGCTAGATGAAAAGATATTTGGCTTTCAGAACTTTGGACCAAAAGTTGGTCCTTTCTTAGCTAACATAAGTGGAGTGACTAGTCTTAATGTAGTTGATCTTTGGAATTCTAGAGGAATGAACAGAAGAACAGGAAATATGTTTATTAGAGATAAAAATGGAAAAATATTATCTTTTGCTGACACACCTAGAACAGAGACAGAGAGAGAACTTTGGAATGGCTTTATGGATGAATTAGCTGAAAGGTCTAATTTATCTGTTGATGACACACAAGCTATTTTATGGTATTTTGAACAACTATTATATACGCATTTAGGAGTAAAAAGTGAACCAAAGAGCTACGCAGACGTTGCAAAAAAATTCCTCGAAGAAGCAGAAAAAGAAGCCAATGACTCCGATGGAGGCGTTCGCAAGAGCAATGAGAATAAAAATAGAACTAATGTCCCAAAAAAAGCCCAAGGCGGAAGTATAAGTATTCCCCAAAGACGATCACTTGTAAATGATGGGTTAGTTGATATAAATACTGTTATTGGAAAAATAAATTATGGCAACTAACATCGACAAAGGTTTATATCAGACAAGCGATACACCTGACCTAGAGATTATTAAATCGGAAACCGAAGTAGAGATCGACGGTCAACCGATCCCTAGTCCTGAGGGTATTGAAATTGAAATGGATGAAGACGGAGGAGCAACTCTTGACTTCGATCCAATGTCCGCGATCCCCGATGAAGTGGAGTTCTATTCCAACTTAGCAGAAGTTTTAGACGATCGAATTTTAGGAAGAATATCCTCTGAGTTATTAGATGACTTAGAGAGTGACCGCGCCTCTCGAAAAGATTGGGAGGAAGCCTACATCAAAGGTTTAGATTTATTAGGACTTAAATATGAAAAGCGTACTCGACCTTTTAATGGCGCGAGTGGTGTGACTCATCCTTTGTTGGCAGAGAGTGCCACTCAATTTCAGGCATCCGCTTACAAGGAGTTACTACCTTCAGGAGGTCCTGTTCGAACTGTTATTATGGGAGAGGAAACTCCCGACAAGTACGCGAGAGCACAACGTGTTCAAGAATACATGAATTACCAGCTAATGAACAAAATGGAAGACTTCACACCTGAGTATGATCAAATGTTGTTTTATCTTCCTCTCGCTGGTAGCACATTTAAAAAAGTTTACTACGATGAGTTAATGGATCGAGCTGTATCCAAGTTTATCCCCGCTGAAGACTTAGTCGTTAATTACATGGCATCCGATTTAGATAGCTGCGATCGCATCTGTCAGATTGTGAACATGGGTTATAATGATTTTAGAAAAAAGCAAGTCTCAGGATTTTATAAAGATATTGAAGTTAATCCCGATCAACTGAACCCGAGTGAGGTTAAAAGAAAATACGATGAGATTGAGGGATTAAAAGAAAACGAGAGAGACAAGTATGTTCGATTATACGAGTTTCATGTTTCATTGGATATCGAAGGATTTGAGGATACCGATGAGACTGGTGAGCCCACAGGAATTAAAATACCTTACATCGTCACGATTGAGGATGGATCAAGTCAAATTGTAGGTATTCGTCGAAACTACGACAAAGACGATCCAAAGAAAATGAAGAAGCAATACTTTGTTCATTATAAGTTTTTACCAGGATTAGGTTTCTATGGTTTTGGTTTACTACATGTCATTGGTTCTCTCTCCAGAGCAGCAACGTCTATTTTGCGTCAGCTAATTGATGCGGGATCCCTATCGAATTTACCTGCTGGATTTAAGACCAGAGGATTGAAAATTAGAGATGATGCCGAACCGATTCAACCAGGTGAGTTTAGAGATATTGATGCACCCAACGGTGATCTTCGAAACGCTTTAATACCTTTACCTTACAAAGAGCCATCTCAGACATTATATAGTTTATTAGGTTTTGTTGTTCAGTCAGGGCAAAGATTTGCAGCCATTACTGATTTACAAGTAGGTGATGCCAATCAAAATGCTCCTGTTGGTACAACGATGGCTTTACTCGAAAGAGGTTCTAAAGTGATGTCCGCGATCCACAAGCGATCCTACTACTCTCAGAAAAAAGAATTTAAATTACTCTTTAAAGTTTTTGCTGAGTATCTTCCTGAAACCTATCCGTATTCAGTGGAGGGAGCAGATCGAACAATCAAAGCAGAAGACTTTAGTGAGCAAGTAGATGTCTTGCCTGTATCCGATCCTAATATTTTCTCCATGACTCAAAGAGTAACTCTAGCTCAAACTGAATTACAATTAGCTCAGAGTGCTCCCGATTTACACAACATGAAAGAGGCATACCGAAGAATGTATGAAGCTTTAGGTGTTAAAGATATTGATGAGATGTTAAGAAAAGATACTCCTGTCGAACCGAAGGATCCCGCAATGGAACACGCTGATTTATTAGATGGTAATTTATTGAAAGCTTACGAGGGACAAGATCACGATGCTCACATTCAAAACCATATTCTCTTTGGTACCAATCAAATGATTTTAGCTAATCCTCCGATGGCAATGAAATTACAAAAACATATTTTAGAACACGTTTCTCTCAAAGCAAAAGAGCAAGCAACGTTCTTAGCACAACAAGGTCAAGTTCCACAAGATCAATTGGATCCCGTTATCGCAAAACTCGAAGCTCAATTTATGATGGAGTTAAAGCAACTATCCTCCCAGTTAAGTGGAGCAGGTCAACCTGATCCTGTTGTTCAATTAAAACAGCAAGAGCTACAGCAAGACGCTATGAAAGATCAAATGGATGCTCAAATTGATCAAGCAAAGCTTCAACTAGATGCTGCAAAGCTTCAGCAAAAAGACGCTATGGATAAAGCAAAGCTTCAAAAGGATTACGACATTGCCGATAAGCGTGCAGAAGTTCAGTATGACAAAATGACAACACAAACTTTAAACCAAGAGAGAAGAGATGCCACTAACCAAAAAAGGCAGTAAAATTATGTCTGCCATGAAAAAAGAATATGGTAAAAAAAGAGGCGAACAAGTTTTTTATGCTTCTAAGAATAAAGGTAAAATAAAAGGCGTAGAAAAGAAGACTAGAAAAAATGCCTAAGCCATATTACATTACAGGTATGATTGATAAAAAAACAGAGGCTCGAGTTCAAAAGATTATTGATGAAACTAGAGACTTTATACAGGATCAAGCAGAAAAGGGCGTTGATCTTGTTGAGCTAGCACAAGTAATGCTAAGTATGAGTAGGGAAACAATGGTTGATGCTTATGGAGAGTATGTTGCAGATACCTATATTTGTAATCAAATTAGTAGGTTGAAAATACCTCAAAATAGTCTAACATTACATTAATGAAAAAACGTTTAACAAAAACAATCCCTCCAAAAAAGGGCCCTGTTTCTCAGGGGGAATCTATTCCACCAGGTAAGATTATAGAAGTTAAATCTGTGCCTGAGGATAAAAAACACAAACGTGGTTATGGAATAGCATCTAAAGGTCTTAAATTTGAAGGAGTATTTTAATGAACAAAATACTATTAAAAGTTAAAAGCTTTACTTCTAATGTCAAGAAACGTGATGCAATTATAGCTGTCGTTTTCTTTGCGTTAGGGGTATATCTTGGTTCTTAGTAAAATATTAGGCGGTTCTTTAGTTGACACGGTCGGAAAGGTT